ATGCACATGAGCGTCGAGAGCGAACTGGAATGGTTGCGCTACACGGTGCAGCGTCAGCGTGAGCGGGCGCAAGCCCAGGCCGCACCATGACCACCGCTACCTGCTACCGCCAACTGATCGTCCGCGCTGTCACTGGCTGTGCGCCGGCTATCACCTGGTCTGTCACCAACAGCGGCGCAATCGATCGCATCTGCGCGCGCCTGGTCGAGGCCGAGCGCGCTGCTGAGATCCTGCAGGCCAAGGGATACGGCAAGCCGGGGCTGCTGCTGCACGAAGTGGCGGCGCTGGTGCCGGCGAAGCTGTGAAGCTGACTGCCCTCAGGTCCCGGGTGCAGACCGCAGCGCCGCGTATCACCACGCTCACTGCACGTCCAGGCGTCGTGGTCGAGCGCAAGCGGGGCTATGCCGGCGTGCTGGACCGCAAGCGCATCCGCGCGCGCGACTGCGACCTGTGCCAGCAGTGCAAGCGCGAAGGCCGCACCACCATCGGCCATCCGGTCGACCACATCATCCCGCTCGTCGATGGCGGCACGGATGACGATGACAACAAAGAAACGCTTTGCGTCCCATGCCATGACATCAAGTCAGCGCGTGAGGCGCGCCAGCGTGCGAGAGGATGAAAATGAATGTCCAGCTGATTCCAGAAGAGACGTACACCCTTCAGTTCGGCGACTACCAGATCGAGGGCATGCGTGTGGTGTCGCGCTGGAATGGCCTCATCGAGCTGCGGAACGCGCGGCGAGAGATGCTGATCGTTTCGGCGCCCGATGTTCGCCCTACCGCAGACGCATTCGATACCATCTTCGGCGGTATCTTCCGCACTGCTGCTGAGACTAAGGCGGCCGGCGCGGTCGTCGTCATGGCATCACCTGACCTGCTTGCACGTCTTCGCGCCGCCGACCAGGCCAGCGCCGCGCCGGGTTAGCCCGCCGGTGGTTGCCGGGTCGTAAGGGGGGGGGCATCGAAAGTCCCCAGCCCCTTCGGCCCGACACCCCCTTGTACCGCACGTAGAGAAAAAAGTCCCCCTGGAGGAAATTGTTAATGGCTTTAACAGGCAAAAAGCGAGCCTTCGCCGATGCCGTTTTGGCCGGGCTCTCCAATAAGGACGCGGCGATTCGCGCTGGATTCAGTGAAAAAACGGCATCAGCTGCAGGGTCGCGAAATGTTAAAGACCCGGATGTTAAAGCCTACCTCGACAAGCGCCGCGAAACTCCGCCGGCCGCTGGCGGCCAGGCGCAGCCAGCACAACCGCCTGGCGACGATGCATTTGATATCCCGCCCACCGCTGACCCAGTCGAGTTTCTGACTAAGGTCATGAACGAGCCGGCGGCCGATCTGCGCCTCCGGATAGATGCGGCAAAGGCAATGCTGCCCTTCAAGCACAAAAAGCTGGGAGAGGGCGGCAAAAAAGACGAGAAAAATGAGTTGGCGAAGAAGGCTGGCGCCGGGCGCTTCGGGCTAAGGGTCGTGTCATGACAAATTGGACGACCGCGCTACCCGATTGGGAGCGCCGAATTGTCGCGCGGGAGTCGCTGGTGCCAGTCCGGCCGCTATTCCCTGAGGAGGCGGACGATGCGATGAGCGTGTTCTCGGCTCTGCGCATGGTTGATGCCGACGGCAGTCCGACTATGGGAGAGGCCTGTCAGCCATGGGTCATAGACCTGGTCGAGGCATTGTTCGGCTCTTTCGATCGCAAGCGAAAACGGAGGCTCATCACGAATTATTTCCTGATGGTCTCGAAGAAGAACGGGAAGTCGATGATCGCAGCGGCAGTGATGCTGACTGCCCTGATCCTTAATACCCGCCAGTCTGGCGAATTCATCATCCTGGCGCCGACGAAGGAAGCGGCAGACAACGCGTATAAGCCAATCCGCGAGATGATTCTTGCTGACGACGAGCTCAACGACCGTTTCCACGAACAGCAGCACATCAAAACGGTCACGTGCCGACTTACTCGCGCCACCCTGAAAGTCGTGGCCGCCGATGCGGCGACAGTAACAGGCAAGAAGGCCATCGGAGTCTTCATCGATGAGCTGCACGAGTTTGGGAAAAACAGCAAGGCGGCCGCCATGCTGACCGAGGCCACAGGCGGGATTACGTCCCGCCCAGAGGGCTTCGTCTTTTACTGCACGACGCAGTCAGCGGAACCTCCGGCCGGCGTATTTCTGGACAAGCTCAGTTACGCGCGGAAGGTCCGGGACGGCAAGGTGAAGGATCCACGATTCCTGCCAATTATTTACGAGTTTCCCGACCATATGCTGGCGAGCAAGGCATATGACGATCTCGACAATGCCTACATCACCAACCCGAACTGGGGCGTTTCTGTCGACGCTGAGGTGATCGAACAGAAGCTGCTCGAAGCAAGCGAGGCGGGCGAGCATGCGGTGCGCGACGTGCGCGCCAAGCACCTCAACGTCGAAATTGGGCTGAATCTGCGGTCTGACCGATGGGCTGGCGCCGATTTCTGGGAGGCGGCGCTCGACAAATCAATCACGCTGGACTCGCTGCTCGAGCGGTCGGAGGTCGCCGTCATCGGTATCGATGGCGGCGGTCTGGATGACTTGCTGGGCCTGTCGGTGCTGGGCCGCGAGCGTGACACCGGAAGGTGGCTCTTGTGGTGCCATGCTTGGGTGCATGAAATCGCCCTCGAGCGACGCAAGGAGATCGCGCCGAGGCTACAGGACTTCGAGAAGCAAGGCGATCTGACGATCGTCAAGCGCCCAGGCGACGACGTCATGGAAGTAGCGGACCTGATCTGTCGCGTGCGCGACTCAGGGCTTTTGCCCGAGGAGAAAGGGATCGGCGTCGATGCCGTCGGCATCGGCGCAATCATTGACGAGTTGGTCACCGATGAGCGCAGCATCGACATGAAGCAGATTGTCGCAATATCCCAAGGCTTCAAGCTGAATGGCGCGATTAAGGACACTGAGCGAAAGGTCGCCGGCCGCGAGCTGCTGCACGCAGGCCGCCCGATGATGGCCTGGTGCGTGGGCAATGCTCGCGTCGAGGACAAGGGCAACGCAATCCTGATCACGAAACAGGCATCTGGCAAAGCCAAGATCGACCCGCTGATGTCCGCGTTCAGCGCGGTATCGCTCATGGCGCTGAACCCCGTCGGGGAGGCGGCGCCGGAAATTCACGTATTGGACTTTTGATGACCGGACAACTGATTAACCTGGAGGCGACGCCGCATAAATCGCGCGTGCTTGACTCCTGGATGGCCGGTCGCGATGGCGCTGCTGAGCGCGCCGGCATCGTGGCGCTGGGCGAGAACTCCAGCGGAAGCATGTCGATGGGCGAGCTGGCGAATCTGCTTGGCGCGGCGCACCGCTCCTCGTCGGGATCGGCGGTCACCGCCGAGACTGGCATGCGCGTGTCGGCCGCCTACGGCTGCATGTCGCTGGTCGCCGGCGCGATCGCGACGTTGCCGATCGGGATCTACGAGCGCAAGGGAAACGAGCGCGACTCTGCCGACCATGACTACTGGTGGATGCTCAACGAGCTGGCCAGCGATGGCTGGACGTCAGCCGCCGCATGGGAGGCGATCATTCTGTCGAAGCTTTCGCACGGCGACGGCTTCGGCGAGTGGATCCGGCCAAGCCCGTACAGCAATCGCGTCATCGGCTGGAAGCCGCTCAAGCGGCAGACGGTCCAGCCATTCAAAGACGGCAAGAGCATCTATTACCGGATCAATCCGGAAGATGGACCATCGTACGTGCTCGATCGGGCGGACATCATTCATCTGCCGAGCCTGGGGTTTGACGGGCTGACCAGCCCCAGCCCGCTGACGTACGCCGCGCTGGAGGCGATCGGCACCGCGCTGGCGGCGCAGGAATACACCGGCCGGTTCCTCGCCGGTGGCGGCAACTTCGACTATGCGCTGAAGACGGCGTCGAAGCTCGACAAGGCGCAGCTGGAGCAGCTCAAGGCGTCTCTGATCGCCCGGGCGCAGAACGGCGGGCGCGGCCCTCTGATCTTGTCGGGCGGCCTGGAGCCGGCGCAGCTGAGCGTCAATTCGAAGGACGCTGAGATCCTGGCTACCCGCCTGTTCACGGTGGAAGAAATCTGCCGCATTTTTGGTGTGCCGCCGACGATGGTCGGGCACGGCGGCGCCGTGTCGAACTGGGGCACTGGTGTCGCGCAGCAGGGCATGGGCTTCGTCCGCTACACGCTGCAACGGCACTTGACGCCGATTGCGCAGGAGTTGAACAGCAAGCTGTGGCCAGTGCGCCAACGGTATTTCGTCGAACACATCACGGCTGCGCTTGAGCGTGGCGACCTGAAGGCCCGCTACGACGCTTACCGCATTGCGCTGGGCCGCGCCGGAGAAATGCCGTTCATGGAGGCCGACGAAGTCCGCCGGCTCGAGAACATGCCGTCCAACCCGAAATTAAAAGTAAATGGAGGCAAGAGTGCCGAACAGCCTGACCAAGCTCCTGGCGAGCAACAAGACGCGGCCTGACCGCGTGCCGCAGTCGAAGATCGTCGCCAAAGAAACCGGCGATACCGAGATTTACATCTACGACTCGATCGTGGCAGATGAAGAGACCGCTCGTTGGTGGGGTGGGGTATCGGCCGAGGCACTCGTTCCGCAGATCCGCGACATCAAAGGCGGAACGATCCACCTGCGCATCAACAGCCCCGGCGGCGACGTCTTTGCGGCCCAGGCTATCTGCCAGGCCATCCGCGACACCGGCGCCAAGGTCGTGGCGCACATCGACGGCTACGCCGCGAGCGCCGCCACGGTGATCGCCACGGCCGCTGACGAGGTCGAGATCTCGGACGGCGGCTTTTTCATGATCCACAACGCCTGGACCTGGGCCATGGGCAATGCTGCCGACCTGACGGCGACGGTAACGCTGCTGTCAAAGGTCGACGGATCGCTGGCGGCACAGTACGCGAAGAAGAGTGGCATGAGCGTCGATGACGTTAAGGCTGCGATGGACGCCGAGACCTGGTACACCGCCGACGAAGCTGTCGCAGCCGGTCTGGTCGACCGCATCGCGGCCGGCAAGAAAGTCGAAGCGTCTTGGGATCTCAGCGCCTACGCGAAGGCGCCGAAGCCGGCGCCAACCAATCAAATCGACCCTGCCGCCAGCGAAGAGCACCGCGCGCGGCAACAGCAGCGCATCGCCACGATGGCGCGCCTCAAAGTTAGCTGACGCTCTCGCGCCACTAGACCAGCCACCTCCGGGTGGCTTTTTTTACGCCCACCGGCCGCGAGAGCGGACCAACCCCTTCGAAAGGTTTTACATGACCAAGCTCGCACAACTGCGCGCGCAACGCGACACCGTGGCCAAGAAGGCCCACGACCTGAACAACAAATACCCGGCTGACCAGCGCATGCCGGCCGCCGAAGCCGAAAAGCTGGACTCGATCCTGGCCGAAATCGCAGGCATCGATGCCGAGATCAGTCGCGAAATGCGTCTGGCTGAGTTGGCGGGGGACAATCCCGAGGCGCAGCATCGCGCGGCCGTCGAGGCGGCGCAACGCCAGGGCGGCGGCGCCACCGACGAGGGTGCGGCGCTGCGCGCCATGCTGGCCGGCGGCCTGTCGAACCTGTCGGCCGAGCAACGCAATGCAATGCGCGCACGTGTCAATCAAGATATCCAAGGCGCGATGTCGACCACGACTGGCGCGGAAGGCGGCTACACCGTCGCCACCGAGTTCAGCCGTTCGCTGATCCAGGCGATGAAGGCCGCGTTTGCCGTTCGCAGCGTTGCCTCCGGCATTCAAACCTCGACCGGCGCCCAGATGCTCTTCCCGACTGCCGACTCCACCCAGGAAGAGGGCGAAATCGTGGGTCAGAACAACGGCGCCACCGTTGGCGAGACCGGCTTCGGGTCGGCATCGATGGACGTCTATAAGTATTCGTCGAAGTCGATCGCGCTGCCGTTCGAGCTGATCCAGGACTCGATGTTCAACATCGAAGCCTACATCGTCGAGCTGCTGCGCCTGCGCCTGGGCCGTATCCAGAACCGCCACCACACGGTCGGTACCGGCACCGCACAGCCCCGCGGCGTCGTCACTGCGTCCACGGCTGGCAAGATCGGTGCTACCGGCTCGACGACCACCGTCACCTACGACGACCTGGTCGATCTCGAGCACTCGGTCGATCCGTTCTACCGCCCGGCGGGCCGCCTGATGATGCACGACGACAGCCTGAAGGTGCTCCGTAAGATCAAGGACGGCCAGCAGCGCCCGATCTTCGTTCCTGGCTATGAGCAGGGCAATCCTGGCGGTGCCCCGGATCGACTGATGGGTCGCGAGATCATCATCAACCAGCACATGGCTCCGATGGGCGCCAACGCGAAGTCGATCCTATTCGGCGACTTCTCCAAGTACCTCATCCGTGACGTGATGGACACCACGCTGTTCCGCATGACCGACTCGAAATACACCGAGAAGGGCCAGGTCGGCTTCCTGGCGTTCTGCCGCTCGGGCGCGAACATGGTTGATGTCGGCGGCGCCATCAAGCACTTCCAAAACAGCGCGACCTGATCGTAAACGGCGGCCGGCCGCGGCTGGCCGCCTCACCTGGAGAAAACCATGGCAGAAGCCAAGAAAGTAAAAGCGCGCGTGCTCACCGCATGCGCCCTCGGTCAACCGAACGATGTTGTCGAGATCGATGCATCGGAAGCGAAATCGCTGGTCGACGTCGTCGACACCGACCCGAAGGCGGTCGCCTACGCTGAATCGCTGGCGTTCGCGCAGTAACCCATGAGCCCCGCGACCACCGCCTGGCTCGCCAACGTGCGCGCCGAGGCGGTGGCCCCGGGCGCCTTCATGGTCGTCATCCAGTCCACAAAGGGCAGGGTGGTGATCTTCCCCGATGAAGTAGTCGGCAAGTCCGACGAGGAGCTGCTGGCGTTTGTGCGCGGGCGCCTTCTGAACCCTGACCGGTAGGCCGCCACATGATTGATTTTGACCGCGCCGCCGGCAACCAGTCCCTCAGCACGCCGGACCACGTACTGCTGGTGTTTCCAAATGGCGACTGGATTCTGCTGTTTATCGTCGGCTTCGACGGCGTCGTTACCGGCAACCTCACGCAATACCTGTTCTCGTCTGGCGCGTTCGGTGCGGCTGGCTCGCTGAATGTTGTGTTCTACGCCGATGGCGTGTCAGGTACCACGCTACGTGGTCGCATTGCCGTCTATGCCGACACGCTGGCCAACGCCAATGCGCCGGCGCTGCTGAGCACGACGCAGTTCAATGGCGGACGCCATTTGATAGCGGTTCAGCGTAGTGGCGGCACCCAGTCTCCACTGGTGAGCCTGTATAGCTGCCCGATCCTGGCCGCTGCACCTATCGACGACAGTGCCGTCATCACGGAAGCGACGACGACCAACGCGGCGATCCTCAAAGAGCTGAATGGCAGTGGCTTCATGTTCGGCTCGCGCGTCGACAACCTGGCCGACCGCAAGAGCGACCAGTCGGTATCGCGCATGCTGCGCGCCAATCTTTCGATCACGAAGTTCGATATTGCACAGATCGCCGCCGGCAAGGAAATTTTCGACCTCGGCTACACGCCGGTGCTGTACGTGCGTGCGAGCGGTATCGACGACATTGCGGACCGTGGTCCGAACGCTTTCCCGTTCACGCTGGCCGGCATGCCGACCACCATCGCGGAGCCGACGTTTGCGTTCAGGGAGGGGGCAAGCGAACCGCCGGCATCTGTCGACGCAATCACCGTCAGCAATGCCGAGCCGCTGCAGGCCGTTCCGTCTACCGGCGCTGGTGCGCTGATGACGTTCACCGGCGCGCTGAGCGGCACGCTGCCGACCTCGGTCGACGTGCGCATGATCGCGCCCGACGGTACGCCTGGGAGCTGGGTCGCGCTGCAGTCTGCCAGCATCGGCGCGACTGTGTACAGCGGCGTGCGTGAGGTTCCAGACGGCGGGCCATGCAGGTTCCAAGCCCGATCGAGGAATGGCAGCGCTGTGCTGGTGGAAAGCCAGTATTCGACCGCGAAGATTCTTGTCGGCGATGCCTGGATCAACTGCGGCTCGTCCAGCTCCGACTACCTGTTCACCGACAAGAGCGGTACCGGCTTCACCGTGGCGCCTGACACCGCGGTCATGAGCGGCACCACGCCAACCTGGGCGCCGATGAGCAGCACCGGCGCCGCGACGCGGATGGCCGACGAGCTGGCGACCGTGGCCGGGAAACCGATCGCTTGGCTGGCCTACGGCGTCGCCGGCACCACGCTGCGCACCTGGCTGGACGCAACCAGCACGCAACGCAAGAACCTGGCGCGCGCGATCGCGGCCGTCAAGGGCAAGATTTTCGGCGCGTATATCACCGTGGGGGCGAACGACGCCTACAACGGCTGGATCACGTCGAGCGCGGCGCACGAAGCCGACATGCAGAAGCTGATCGACGACCTACGCACGGAGACCGGGAACCCGAACCTCAAAATTGTCTGGGTCGGCTCGCCGCCGCGCCAAGGGCTCAACCCTGTGCAGGCCGACCGGCTACGCCAGGCTGAAAGCAGGATCGGGGACTATCCCGGCGTGGTGCAAGTGCAGGCGCTGCAATTCGCGCCGGCGTCGGACAATGTGCACCTCGCGCCGAGCCTCGACGGCTATGCCGCTTGCGGCACGATGGCGATGCACCAAGCTGGCCGTGCTTTCTACAGCGGCGAAGACCCGAAGCTGGTGCGCGGTCCTGCGCTGTCGGCAATTACCTTCGCCGGTACGAAGGTCCGGTGCGTGGTTGCCATGCGCGACGGGACCACTTTCAACCCGGCTGCGCCGGGCGGCTTCAGCGTCCAGAACAAGCAGGCTGATGGCACCTACGTGACGCTGACGGGGATTGTTGCGCAGCGCGTCAATGCTGGCCTGATCGAGATCGAGTGCGGCGTCACGCTCGTCGAGCCAATCGTCAAGTATTTGTCCGGCTCGGCGCCCAGCATCACCAACGCTGTTTTCAGCAATGGCTCGCTGCCGCTGCCGATGACGGTCGAAACCGAAATGGTGGCGACCCAGTCCGCTGCGACGTCTGATACGACGGCGCCAGTCATGGCCGGTGTGATCACCGTCACAAACATCACCACGACTGCGGCCACGCTGGCTTTCCAGGCGGCGACGGACGATGTGGGGGTGACCGGCTACGAATACAGCCTCAACGGCGGGACGAGCTACGTGAATGCCGGGCTTTCCCGCTCGCTTTCTGTATCGACGCTGACGGCTGGCACGACGTACCAGGTCCGCGCGCGTGCCTATGACGCCGCCGGCAACCGATCGGCGCCGCTGTCGGCGACGTTTGCCACCCTGGCCAGTGAGCCGCCAGTAGAAATCGTCATCGACGCCTCGAAGATCCCGGCAAGTCGGAAGGTGGTTTTCCCAGGTGGCACGCGAGTTGTCCCATTCGGGACGAAGCCCGGGTCGATTACCCCGAGCGCGCCGTATTACAGAGACGGCAAATGGTGGGTCGAGAAGAACCCGGAGGATGAACGCTACTTTGTCGCCGACATCCGGATCGATCTCGCTGAGGCTGGCGCCAACGCGACCGCGACGAAGGTGGAAGCCGTGGTCAGCGGCGTCACGGTGCTGGAGCAGCCGGTTATCCAGGGCGTGCTGATCCCGGTGAAGCTGGGCGGCATCAACACCGCGCGCGACGCGCTGAACTTCTGCACGTTCCGGATAACCCTTTCCAACGGAGAGCAGATTGACCGCACGCTGTGGCTCAGCCGCCTTGAAGGGCAGCTGGTGCTGGAGAAGGATCCGGAGGACAAGCGCTACTACGTGGCCGACGTCGGAAGGGACCTGACCGACAGCAACACGACGGTCACCACTGTGACATCGACCTGTGTCGGCGTGGTCGAGCTGGTCAAGCCGCAGATGCAAGGGCGCCTCGCGGTGATCAAGCTGGGCGGCTTGGACACATCGGCCGACCCGCTGAATTACTGCAAGCTGCGCTTCAACTGCGCGAATGGCGAAAGCTTCTTCCGGACCATTCATTTCAAGAGGGTGGACAACTGATGATCGACGCATCGCAACTGCCGCGCGTGCCGAGCGAGCTGCTGCAGGAGCAGGCCGCCGAGTACGTGCGTGCACCGCTCGCAACCGGCGGCGCTCCTGGCGCCGGCCGGCCACCGGCTACACAAGGAACGACCCGATGAGCCTGAAACTGATCACCCCGCCGGCGGCGCTGGCGGTATCGCTCGAGGCCGCGCGCGTGTCGGCGCGGCTGGACGGCGAAGAGGCCGACATCGAGCTGCGCCAGGTCATCGACCAGCACACCGGCGAAGCCGAGCACCTCACCGGGCGCGCCTTCGTGGAGCAGACCTGGCGCCTCACGCTTGACCGCTTCGCCGGCGCCATCCTGCTGGAGCACCCGCCGATCATGTCGGTGGTGCACATCAAGTTCTACGACACCGCCGGCGAGCAGCAGACGCTCGACCCGCAAGACTACATCCTCGACGCCGAGAGCGAGCCGGGGTACGTGGTGCTGGCGCCGGGCCGGGCCTGGCCAGCGACGCAGGCGCGCGTGAATGCAGTCGAGGTGGAATACACCTGCGGCTACGGCGCCGGCGATGCGGCGGTACCGGCAGAGATCAAGGGCTACATCCTGGGCAAGGTATCGGAGCACTTCGCGCCGGCGGGCACGCCGAAAAGCGAGTTCCTCCACTGCCTGCTTGACCGCGCCAAGGTGTACGCGTGATGAACGACCGAATCACGCTGCAGCGGCCAGCGCCTGGCGCGGGCAAGCTGCGCGCGCCAGAAGTCTGGGAGCCCATTGCGACAGTCTGGGCCGACGTGCTGTTCCCATCCGGTATCGAAGTGGTGCGCGGCGGCGCCGAGGTCTCGATCGTCAAGTGCTCGATCCGGATCCGCGCGCGCGCCGACATCGATACCGCGGCGCGCGTGCAGTTCAAGGGCAAGGCCTACGACATCAAGTCGGCGCTGCCCGATGGCCGAGACAGCCGGTTTATGTTCCTGGTGTGCGAGGGGGTGACGTGATCAGTTTCGACGCATCTGCGCTGGCTGAGGCTGCGCGGCAGACCGTGGCGCAGATCACAGCGGCGGTCGATGAAGACTGCCTGCGCGCGGTGGGGTTCTCCGGCGCCGAGCCATTCCGCGAGGAGGCGAAGCGCAATGCGCGTGCGCGCGCCAAGACCTTCACCATCCACAACAACATCATCGTGAAGCGGCTGGAAGAAGAATCCGATGGCGCGCGGCGCCAGGTGTACCTCGTTACGGTCAGGAGTGGCCGGTACGGCGGCACCGATGCGTTTTACTGGCGCTTCGTTGAGCGTGGCCACAAGTTCGTGCCGCGCAATACCAAGACCAGCAAGAAGACGGGCAAGAAAGTCGGCTGGGCCGCGCACCGGCGCGCCGCCGAGCTGGAGTACGGAACTGCCAGCGCGCCGGCGTACCCGTTCATGCGCCCGGCCTACGAGAGCAAAAAGCAGGAGGCGGTCGACGTCATGACGCGCACCCTGGCCGAACAAATCGCAAGGAATGCCGGATGACCGCCGAAGACTATATCGACGCCGCACTGACAGACCTGGCCGGCGGCCGCGTCTTCCCAGACGTCGCCCCGCTCGGAACGGCGAGGCCCTTCATCACCTATCAGGCGGTGGGCGGCGCGCCGACGAATTACCTGAGCGGAGATCGCCCGGACAAGCAGCACGTGCGCATGCAGGTCAACTGCTGGGCCGAGGGTCGCGCCGAGGCATCTGAGCTCGGCGCCCTGGTCGAGGATGCGCTGCGCGCTGCTACGCACCTTCAGATCGAAGTGCTGAGCGGCCGCGTGGCCAACTTCGACGAAGAAACGGACCTCCGCGGAACCATGCAGGACTTCAGCTTGTATTGCTGACCCATACCAGTTTTACACCAGGCCGCCCCGAATATATGGGCGGCTTTTTTTCATGCCCGCGAGGGCGCGCAGTGGCCCGGCTTCCGGGCTTTTTTACATTTGAAAGGCCCTCATCATGGCTGTATCCGTCCCTAACAACAGCACCTTCTCGGTCGCTACCACCTACGGCGCACCGATCTCGGTCACCGGCGCTACCAACGCAACGGAGTCGGTGCTGACCACCGCAACCAACACGTTCGCGATCGGCGACATCCTCGAGTTCTCGAGCGGCGGCTGGGTCAAGGCGAACCTGCGCATGTTCCGCGTGAAGGCGGCCACGACCACCAGCGTCACGCTGGAAGGCTTCGACACCACGTCGGTCAAGGCTTTCCCGGCCGGCAATGGCGCTGGCTCGCTTCGCAAAGTCATGACCTGGACCGTCATGCCGTACATGAAGGAATTCACGGTTTCGGGCGGCGACCCGAAATACAACACCGAGGAATTCCTGGACGTCGAAGACGAAGTCCAAATGTTTAACGGCTTCTCGGCCTCCTCAATCGCGATGAGCATCGCCGACGATCCGTCCCTGCCGCACAACGCTGTGCTGCAGGCCGCGACTGATGCCCAGGCGGTGACCGCTGTTCGCGTGGTGCTGCCATCGGGCGCGCCGCTGCTCTACAACGGCGTTCTGGGCTTCAACCCGAGCCCGAGCCTGGTGAAGGGCCAGGGCATGGTCGTCAAGTGCGGCATCGCCCTGCGCAGCCGCGTGAACCGCTACGCAGCATAAACGTGTTGCCAGCTGGCGCCGGATTGCTGGCGCTGGCCTTTTCCAAGCCCGCGGGGTAGCGCCTCGCGGGTCTTTTTTACCTCCTCAGAAAGAAAATCATCATGGCAAAAGCAAAACTCTCCCTGGCAGTCGTCGCTACCTTCGCTGCAACCGTCGCGATCCCAGTACCGGGCGGCAAGACCGCCGACGTCGAATTCACCTTCAAGTGGATGGACAAGGACGACTTCAAAGAATTCGTCGAGAACCTGGCTGGCGCCGAAGACGTCGACGCACTGATGGACATCCTGGCCGGCTGGGATCTGGACGAGACCTTCAGCAAGGACCAGGTGGGCAAGCTGGTGCAGCGCTACATGGGCGCGGCGCGCGCGATCCTCGACAAGTTCATCGCGGAAGTCACCGGCTCCCGCGCAAAAAACTAAAGGCCGTCGCCTCGGCCCTCTATGCGCAGGATCCCTCTGAAGCCGAGCTGGCGGTGGCGGGCCTGACGCTGGAGGACTTGGCGGCGGATGCAGTAGAAATCTGGCCCGAGAACCTGCGGGCCTACGAGCTGTTCTGCGCCATGGATACCCAGTGGCGCATCGGCATGGCCGGGCCCACTGGCCTGGACTATGCCGCGCTGCCGATGGCGCTGCGCATGATCGGCGCCGCGCGCGCCGACTGGCAGCAGCTCATGGCCGATATCCGCGTCATGGAAAGCGCCGCGCTGCAGGCGATGCGCAGCAAGGAATAAAACAATACCGCCGCCGTTGGGCGGCTTTCATTTGGGCGGACCATGAGCGAAATCACCAACGAAGCGGTAATTAAGGTTACTGCTGACGCTAGCGGGGTTGAGGCCGGGCTGCGCCAGGTTGAAGCAGCGACCGCGCGCACCGGAAAGAACCTCGAAAACCTTTCTGCCACCGCGCAGAAGACCGGCAAGTCGCTCGACAACCTGGGCGGCTCCGCTGGTCTGCGTACGGTCGGCGAGGGCGCCGGCTCGGCTGCCGGCCAAGTCGACCGCGCGACCAAGAGCATGGCCGACTCGATCCAGCGCGCCACCGCCACAATGAACTCGGGCGCGAAGGGTAGTGCTGCGTATTACGAGGCGCTGGCCAACACGCGCGGGCTGAACGTCGCCGCGCTGCGCCCGTACCTGGACCAATTGGACGCGGTCACCAAGAAGACCGCGCAGGCAGCCGCCGCCCAGCGGCAACTCGACGCGGGGAATAGCTTTCTTTCCGGCCTGCGCGCCCAAGCGGACGGCATCGGCAAGACAGCATCACAGCTGGCCGCCCTGCGCGCCGAGCAGCTGGGTGTTGCGGATGACGCGCGCCCGCTGATCGAGCAGTTGCAGGCCGCCGAAGAGGCCGCCGGGAATGCTGGCAATTCGATCAGCGGCTTCGCAGCAGCGCTCGCTGCGGCAGGGGCCAGTGCCGGGATCGCGAGCGTGGTTCAGCTCTCGGACGCCTATAACGGCTACATTGCGCAGCTCAAGCTGGCGACGACCGGGCAGAGCGAATTCGTGAAGGCTCAGGCGTTCGTGCAGCAAATCGCGGCATCAGCGCAATCGGACCTCTCCAGCACGGCATCGCTTTTCGCAAGTATCACGAAGAGCACCCGCGACCTTGGGATAGCGCAATCCCAAGTCGCCAATATCACCGAGGTGGTCAGCTTGGGACTGAAGGTCTCGGGCGCGAGCGCCGCAGCAAGCGGGTCAGCGATTTATCAGCTGAGCCAAGCGTTCAACATGGGTGTACTGCGGGGTGAAGAGTTCAATGCCGTCAACGACGCCTCGCCGCGTTTGATGGAAGCGCTGGCCGACGGGATTGGCGTCCCGGTCGGCGCGCTGCGCGCAATGGCTGAGCAGGGTGCGCTGACCACTGAGGTGCTGGCAAATGCACTTCCGCGCGCGCTGAAAACCCTCCAGGGGGAAGCGAAGTCTGTAGAGACGGTCGGCGGTGCGATCACCGTCCTAAAAGACAAAACGATGCTACTGGTCGGCGCGACTGCTCAGTCGAGCGGTGTGGTCTCCGTGCTTTCGGGCGGTATTAAGCTGCTGAGCGACAACTTGGCACTTGTCGGTGGCGCGATGGCCACTGTAGCTGCCGTCAAACTTGGCTCCACGCTCGCGTCCGCTGCCTCAGCGGCGTATGCGAGCGTCGCGGCAAACAACGCACGCCTCGCATCTAATGTTGCCGCCGCCCGATCGGACGTCGCCGCCACTGCCAGCGCGGCAGCACTGGCCAATGCCCGGCTCGCAGACGCCCGCGCAGCTGTTCTCGCCTCCCAAGGAAGTGCTGCACTGGCACTCACGACGAACGTGCTGATTCCTGCCCAGGCAAAAGCCACGGCGGCGTCCGCCGCCCACTCAGCTGCGCTGGCAGCGCAGGCGGCGGCAACTGGAGCCGCGTCGGTCGCGACCCGGGTCTTGAACGGAGTACTGGCATTGACGGGCGGCCCAGTTGGCGCCGTAATCGCGCTGCTGGGTGTTGCCGCGACGATCTGGGGCGTATGGTCGAGCAAGGCGAAGGAGGCGAACGACAAGGTCGCTCAATCGACCGAAGAATCGACTGCGGAAATGATCACGCGCCTCGACGAGCAGATCGCCAAGCTGCGCGAGCGGAACGCTCTTGCCGCTACCGAGCCGCGCATCAAGGCGCTCGATGGCATCAGCGAGGTCGATAAGGACGGGCTGGCGCGCGCCAAGGCGGCGCTCGACGCAAACAAAGCGGCGCAGGCGGCGGTCGGCACTGACGCGCGTGCGCGCATGATGCTGCAGCTCGACGAGGTTGAGCTGTCAGGCAAGTACGAGGCCGCACTGGGGCGGGTGAAGGCGCTGCAGGGCGAGGTGGCGACGGCAGCGGCGCGCACGCGTGGCGAGCGGTTGGACGACTGGTACTCGAAGAATGGCTCGGCGGCCCAGCGCCTGGCGGCTGAGCTTACTGAGCTGAAGAAGCAGTTTGGCGCCATTCCCCCCGAGATGGAAAAGCTGGTGCGCGCCAAGTACGTCGACAAGTCCGCAACCAAGGTGATCGCGGACCAAGGCAAGGCGGCAAAAGAGTATGCGGATCTGGTCGACCGCATCAACGGAAAGAGCTTGGGCGTCGACGCCGACTATGCGGACAACCTGAAGACGCTGTTCGCCGGCTACAGCGCTGGGAAGCAGTCACTTGAAGCGTACGTCGCAACCGTTGAAGCGTACATCAAGCAGCAGCCCTTCGCAAAACAGGCGGAAGAGGCGCGCCTCAAGGCGCTCGAGCAACTGAGCAAATTTCAGGACGAATACTCGAAGGGCCTGGAAGCAACGAGCGGTGTCTACGCAAAGCGGATTGCCGATGCTGAGGCAGAGGCCACTCGCAATGAGGAACTGGCGAGCACCTACGGCATGACCAAGTCGGCGGTCGAGCAGCTGGAGCTGGCGCGCCTGGAAGAGCAGCTGGCCCAGCGATCCACGCTTGGTCTGACGCTCGACGAGATCGACAGCCTTGAAAAACTGATCGATGCGAAGAAGCGCAACGCCAGCGCGGTGGCCGCCATGGAGCAGGTGGACGCGGCCAAGAAAGCGGCGGAAGAGTGGAAGCGCGCGTCTGACTCAATCGAGCAGTCGCTCACCGATGCGCTGCTGCGCGGGTTCGAAAGCGGGAAAGGATTCGGGGAAAACCTGGTCGAGACGCTGAAGAACATGTTCAACACGCTGGTGCTGCGCCCTGTAATCCAGGCAGCGCTGGCGCCGATCAGCGGCGATGTCGCGAGCATGCTCTCTGGCGGCGGCCAAGTGCCAGGCGCCTCGCGAACCGGCACCACGCCCAGTCTGAGCGAGAGTGTTGCGAACGTATACAACACCTTCAAATCGGGCGGCGGCTTCGAGAAATCGGTTGCAGAGGGTGTTCAAAAAGGCTTCGACAAGGTGGGACTGTCGTCGGGGTCTGGCACGCCTGGCCAGGCCGCTCAATGGGCAGGCCGCGCTGGCGGCACCGTCGCCGGCTACATGGTCGGCTCGTCGATTAATAAGGGGATCTCGAACGGGTACGAAACCGGCAGCGGGTTCATGACTGCGCAAAAGATTGGCACCGCGGTAGCCAGCTATTTTGCTGGCCCGGTTGGCGGAGCTATTGCCGGCGCGATCGGTGGGGTCATCAACCGCGCCTTCGGTATGAAGGAAAAAGAAATCCTCAGCACGACGTTGAGCGGCTCGCTTGGGGCTTCGGGCTTTGCCGGCTCGATCGACACCGCTTGGAAACAAGACGGCGGCTGGTTCCGTAGCGACAAGTCAGGCGTCGAAAAATCGGCGGTCGACGAGATCCTCTCGAAGCAGCTGGCAGGCGGGTACGAGGCTCTCAAAGCTGCTTCGGCGGATTACGCAAAAACGCTCGGCATTAATGCTGATTCCATCGCAGCGCGCACGCAGGCGATGAGCATTGCGTTCGGCAAGGATGACGCGGCAAACCAGAAGGCGATCGAGGACTTCTTTGTTGGAGTCGGCAACACGATTTCCACCGAGCTGCTCCCGAGCGTTGCGCAGTTTGCCAAGCAGGGCGAGTCGGCCAGCACAACGCTTGAACGGGTTTCCACCGGCTACGCGCTGATCGAGGCCGCGCTGGGCTCGATTGGGGTCGAGTTCGGCGCGCTGGGCGTGCAGTCGATCGCTGCGCGCGAGCGCCTGCTCGACCTGGTCGGTGGACTGGATGCCTTCGCCTCCGGTGCTGCCTTCTTCGAGCAGAACTTTCTGTCAGAGTCGGAGCGGCACGCTGCGGCGCTTAAGCAGGTGAGGGCGGAGCTGGATGCGATCGGCCTTTCTTCGGTCGATACGCGCGCGGAACTGGCGGGCGTGGTGCGGGGCCTGGACCTGTCGAGCGAGGCAGGCGCCAAGCAGTATGCGTCAATCATGGGCCTGCAGGAAAAATTCGCGCAGGTGTATCCCCTGATCGACGAAACCGCCGCAGCTACAGAGAGGGCGGCGGAGGCCTTGAAGGAGCGCGCGACCCTTCAGGACGAGCTTGATCAGCTGATCATGTCGTCGGCCCAGCTGTTGGGCAAGCAACGTGCCGCACTTGACGAGAGCAATCGTTCGCTGTTTGACCAGGTGCAGGCGGTCAGGTCGCAGCAGGCAGCCATCGAGGCGATGAAGCAATCTGCGGCGAGTCTGCTGGGCAACGTGGACAGCTCGTTCAGCGTGCTCCAGCGCGTGGTTGATCGCCAGAAGAAGGCGCTGCAGGAAGACATCCAGATGCGCACCGAAGCGGTCAGCAAGCTGAAAAGCATGTCGGACGCCCTGCGCAGCACGCTCGACGGTATGCGCACTCCAGAACAGCAGGAGGCGGATCGCTCGAGCGCGCGTGCTGAGATCGGCGCCGCGCTGGCGATTGCTCGCGCCGGCGGCCCGCTGCCGGATTCGGACAAGCTGCAGCGCGCGCTGGCGGCGATCGGCAATGGCCCATCCACGGATGGCTATGCCACGCTGCAGGACTATCAACGCGATCTGTTCGGCACCCAGGGCGACCTGGGCGAGCTGGCTAGGCTGACAGACGGTGCTCTGACCGTCGAAGAGAAGAGCCTGAAAACGTTGGAGGACCAGGTCAAGCAATACGACCTGCAGCTCGAACGCCAGCAGGAGCTGATCGATATCGCAAAGGGCCAGAGCATCACCGGCCTGTCGATCGAGCAGACGCTCTTCGGCGTGCAAGCTGCGCTCGAGGCGGCCAAAGCTAACCCGATCGTATCGGCCACCTCGGCAATCAGCCAGGCCTACCAATCCTCTCTCGGCCGTGCGCCGGATGCGGATGGCCTGAAGTATTGGCAGGACCGGGCCGCCGGGGGAATCTCGACCGGCGCCATCGTTGATTCGATCAAGGCTTCTCCTGAGGCGCAGATCCAAAAGCTCTACCAGGAAGTGTTCGGCCGCACGGCTGACGCGGCAGGGCTGAGCTACTGGACTGATCGGCTCGGCGGCGGTATCAGCCTGGGCGCCATCCGCGACACGTTTGAAGAGAGCGACGAAGCCAAGAAGAAGCTGCGCGGCTTCGCCGTCGGTACCAACCGCGTGCCGTACGACATGCCGGCCATGATCCACGAGGACGAACGCATCATTCCAGCGGCTGACAACCGCGAGCTGATGCGCCGGCTGGCCAGTCCGGCAGAGGGAGGCGCTTCGCTGGCGGCTGAAATTCGGCTGCTGCGCGAGGAGGTCGCGCTTCTTCGGGGCGCAGCTGATCGCGGTGCCAATGCGGCTGAGAAGACGGCGGATAGCACTGGTCAGCTCGCCGACCAGTTCGAAAACGCCTCGGACGGCGGCAATGCGCTACGGGTCGAGATGATCGATTAATGCAAACCAAGGAAATCGGATGACTGTAAAAGCGAGGGTCATGGTCCCGATCGACGTTACGGCGAGCATGCTCAAGTCCGGCACGTCGATCCCGGAGCCTGATGCGGCGAAGGGTGAGGTCGCGTGGGCTGCCAGCGTGAGCCAGGCAGTCGGCAACCTGCGGACCTTCAACGGGTCCGTGTGGCGGTGCAGTTTGGCTCACACCGGCCGCACCGCGACGCCTGACCTCGACTCTGGATACTGGAGCCGGGAAGGGCCGACGAACCGGATGGCGCCGTTCGACGACTATTCGAACACGAAGGTTGTGGCCACCGGTTCGCTGACCTACGTGGTGCAGCCTGGGTTCCTGAACGGCCTTGCGGTCTACGGCATGGAAGGCTCCGCGTACAGCATCGTCGTGCGCGAGGCCCCAGGTGGTGCAATCGCCCGCTCCTGGAGCGGCGACCTGTACAGCCAGGCAGCAGGCCTATACGAGTTGCTGTTCTCTCCGCTGCTGCAGACCGAGCAGCTTTCGTTCGATGACATCCCGCTCTCACCGGCGGCAGAGGTCGCCATCACGGTGTCTTCGGCGCCAGGTGGGCGCGTGGCGATCGGGACGATCAAGCTCGGCGACTGGCGGCAGTTCGTTGACGGCGGGCAGCCAGGTGGGACGCGGCAAGGTGCAGAGTCGACGCGCAAGACCTACACGCTCCGGAAATACAACTTCGACGGCACCTACACGATCACCCGGCGCGCCAAGAGCCGTGATGTGACCTGCAGCATCGTGGTCCATCCAGATCAAGCGATGCAGGCTGACGCGATCATGGGCGAGGTCGAAGACCGGGCTGTGCCGTTTGAAGCTAGCGGCCTGCCGAAGTATGGCTTTCTCAACACGCTCGGATTCGTCACCGGAAGCATCCGCGCCGACTCGGCGGGTACGGCAACCATCAACTTGAAAATCGAAGGGAACATCTGATGGCCATTACTCCTGTGCCTGCACTGACGGACATTCCGCAGTTTCCAGCGCTGTCGGATCGCGCTGCCGGCACCTATAACTCCAAGGCTTTCGCGTTCGGCACGCACATGTCCGACAAGTTCAACGAAGAGCTGGGCGCAGTGGCCAGCAGCGTGATGCAGAACGCGACCTTGGCTGAAGCGAAAGCCGATAGTGCCGCCACGTCGGCCGGCATGGCCGCATCTGCTCTCGAGGCAGCCGAGTACACAACGGGCGTCGCTGGATGGGTGAGCGGGAAGACGTACCAAAAGTTCGAAGCGGCAATTAGTCAGATTAACGCTCAGGTTTATCGTCGGACGGCGGCTGGATCTGGAGCGATCGATCCAGCGAATGATGCATCTGGCGTGTGGGTGATGCGCGCCGGGAACGGCGCGTTTGTGCCCCTCGCCGCGCCCACGACGACGTTCGATCTGTCGCGAAGCAGTTATTTCAAGCGAGCCATGACGGGCAACGAGACCTGGGTGTTCGATAAATGCCCCGCCGACGGTTACCGCTTCTTTGTGGAGCTCGACCTACAGGCCGGCGTGCTGTCCCTGCCGTCGTCAGTCAAGACCTCTGACGACATCGTGTACCCGATGAGTCTCGGCAAGGTCCAACTGCTGATGTTCGTAACCTCGAATCGCGGCGCTAGGTGGCGCATGGTTGCCGCACCCAACTTCACTGCATGAGAGGCGCGAATGGATGATGCAGCGTTTGACATGATTTTCGGCGCCGCGCTTTTGGTAGGCACCGTCGGTCAGCGGGAGTGGACTACGGAGGGAACTTATTCGTTTGTGGTCCCCAAAGGTATTTACTTTCTCAGCGCCGTCTGCGTTGGCGGAGGTGGCTGTGGATCTCCTGGAACGTCTAACCCTAAGGGTGCCGGCGGGGGTGGCGGTGGGCTTCGTTACCATAAGCGCCTACCGGTGGTGCCGGGCGAAACCCTCACCGTCATAGTCGGTCGCGGCGGCTTTATGCAGGGTGGCATTCAGTCGCAGCCAGGTGGGAATACTTCGATCCTTCGAGGAAGCACCGTGTTGCTGTGGGCCGAAGGCGGTCAAACGCCAGCTCCAGTTTCAAGTACTGCGATCCCTGCAGGTGGCCGCGGTGGCGAGGGCTCTCCAATCGGTGGCGATATTGGTGGCGGTAACGGAGGTTCCGGAGGAAATGGTTTTCCTTCGAACGACACCACCGGCTTCGCGCCAGGTGCAGGCGGAGGGGCAGGCGGGTATGCCGGCGCCGGAGGGAACGGCGGCGCTGCAACCGTAGCGTCTCCGGGCAAATCGGGCACGAAAGGTATCGGTGGCGCAGCAGGTGGTGGAGCGAGTGGCTACAGCAGTGCTAGCACCAGGGGCAGCACCGGCGGGGGAGGTGTCGGCCTTAGGGGGCAGGGCGCAGACGGCGCTGGCGGCCTAGGTGCAGCTGCTGCAGGCAATAACTATGCAACTGGCGGCGCTGGAGGATCTAGCGGAAATTCCGCCGCGAGCTCTTCCGTTAACGGCGATTCTACTGTCGGTGCCGCCTTTGGCGGTGGTGGCCCTGGTAGTGGCCCGAACATCTCGGTGGGCGTCAACGGTGCACCTGGCGGCGCTCGAATGATATGGGGCGGAACCAGTGTCTACCCGTCCACCAATACGCAAAACAGTTAAGGAGCAAATTAATGTTCTACCAGCCCGCTACTAGCACCGTCTATTTGTCCCATAGCGATATTCGCCAGGCCTTGTGGACTCAATCGAGCGTGCTCTTCGGAGATGTTATTGCCGCTGATGACTTGGCTTCGGTCGGCGTGTTCGCACTGGCATCCGCTCAGCCACATGTGGAGGAGGGCCAGATCGCCACTCCCCGGTCGATCGAATTGGTTGACGGCGCATGGACTCAGCTCTGGACCGTACGCGACCAGACGCCGGAAGAGATAGCTGCGCACAGGCCACTTGTGCCGAACGAGGTGACGATGCGCCAGGCCAGGCTAGCGCTGCTCACTATTGGCGTGCTCGACCAGGTCACGCCAGCGATCGAGGCGCTCGAAGGTATGGAGCGCGAGACCGCGCGCATCGAGTGGAACTATTCGAGCGTCGTCCATCGCGACAGCCCGCTGGTCATGATGATGGGCGCCGCGCTGGGCTTGGGTGGCGATGAGCTCGACCACCTGTTCATCACTGCTGCACAACTGTAATCCCAGCAGCTTCCTGCTTCTGGCCCGCATTACCCAGCCCGCTCCGGTGGGCTTTTTTTACGCCCATCGAAAGGCAGCAATGAGCATCAGCAAGACCACCCCGCCGGAAGTCGGCAGCTACGCCGGCGCCGCAGTAACGGTCGCCACATCCCTGACCCTGACCCAATTCGGCGTCATCGTCGGCATCGCCACCGCCCTGCTGACGTTCGCGCTGAACGCCTGGTACACGCATCAGCGCAACACGCGCGAGCACTTGCTGGCCGAGCTGGACCGCCGCGAGCGGGAGGTGCGCTTGGCGCAGCTGCTCGCGCAATTGCAGGCGCCAGAAGCTAAGCCGTAATCCCGCAACCCCATCCAGTGCCGGCGCCGCCGGCGCGCAATCCGAAAGGGTAGAACGTGAAATTCATCGAAGACGCACGCAAGCAGTTCCCGAAACTCTGGTCGGTACGCTTCGCGCTGCTGGCGGCTGTCGCTTCGGCCATCGAAGCCGGCATGAACCTGTACGCCACGGGCACAGCGCCGATCCTGGTGGTGGCCACCGGCATGGCCTCGCTCGGCGCCGCGATCGCGCGCGTGGTGGCGCAACCGGCGCTGACCGGCAATGGTTAAGGGCACACCAACCCAGCGGCGCGGCCTGGTCGCGCTGGTCGGTGCCGTTGCCGCCACTGCGCTGCTCGCGTTCACGCCGAAGTTCGAAGGTACCGAGCTTTCCACCTACCGCGACATGGGCGGCGTGCTCACGTATTGCACCGGCGCCACCGAGAACGCGGCCTGGGGCAAGACGTACACGCCAGCGCAGTGCCGGGCCCAGCTCGACCGCGACCTGGAGCGGCACGCCGCTGGCATCGCCGCATGCATCCCGCTGGCGCGCCTGACCGACGGCCAGAAGGTGGCCTTCGTCGACGTCGCCTACAACATCGGCGTGGCCGGGTTCTGCGGCTCGAGCATGGCGCGCCGCACGAACGCCGGCGACATGGCTGGCGCCTGCAACGCGCTGCTGCTGTGGAACAAGGTCGGCGGCAAGGAAGTGCGAGGGCTCACGCGCCGGCGCCAGGCCGAACGCGAGCTGTGCTTGAAAGGGCTGCCATGATCCCGCTCCAGTACCGCGCGCTGGCGGCCGGCTTGGGCCTGCTGCTGGCCATGGCCCTGGCCGGCGCCGCCGGCTGGCTCACGAACGGCTGGCGCCACGATGCAGAGATTGCCGAGCTGCGCCGCCTGCACGCCGAGTTCCGCGCCACGCTGTCGGAGGACGCGCTCACCACGCTCCAGGCCGACGCGGCCGAGGTGCGCCGCGCCGCGACCGAGTTCGCCACCATCCAATCCACCCTGGCGCCGAAGATGACGGCGCTCACCAAGGAGCTGCGCAATGCGCCCAAGTTACCTACTGGCTGCGTGCCTGACCCTGTGCGGGTGCGCAACCTCGACGCCGCAATCGACGCCGCCAACAAAAGCATCCCTCGATAGCGCGCTGGCGGCGCCGTGCCAGGCGATCGAGCGTCCGACTGCTGCCGATTACGACGTGTGGCAGGCCTGGGCTATCGATCTGCTGCGCCAGTACGCTGAGTGCGCGGCGCGCCACGCGAAGACGGTCCAGGCCTGGCCAAGATAGACGCTCGAGCTAGCCGATCACAGGTTTTCTATGTCATCGAAGAAATCATCGAGGATCCGGAAAAATTTTTCAAAGGCGAACGGCTTGCACAAGTTAATGTCGAAACCCGCATTGGTTATTTCGCTTGCGGCGTACTGGCCGCTCAGACCAGTGATGGCGATCAATAACGCGCTTTTACTGTGGCTACTCTTTCTAAGTTCGACTGCGAGGTCGAGTCCAGATACTTTTGCCATCCTTATGTTTGAACAGATAACGTGAGGATAGAAACGTGCTGCCTCAGCAAGGCCCGTAGACGCATCGAACGTTTTGCGTACCTCATATCCTTGTGTTTGTAATAGCTCAGTGAGGATTTCAGCAGAATCGGGACTGCCGTCCACAATTAGAATTCGGCGAGGCTTGCTGGAGGAAACCATATGACCACTAAGTGTTTGCATTGCCGCTGGAAAAAAATACCCGGCGGTGGGCGCCGGGTAATGTGTTTGCCGGATGCGACTTGGGAGAAGCGGCAGCACCCCTTCAATGTATCGAGATTTTTTTGCCCTCGGAGCACGTTACGATATTTGTTTCCGGCATGCTCGAGTCCGGTCTTTCCAGACCAAGGTGCCATCAATCCATATGCGTTGGGAAATCTAGTAGGACTTTTCGCTTATCAAGATATGTTGAATACGCAGCGTGTCAAGCGAAGACCGAGCACGCTGGCGCGCCAATCTGGTCAAGAATGGATGGTGATAGAGATCGACGCCTACCAGGGTTCATGAGAAGGCGGCCGGCATCGTCAAGAGGAACGCCGAGGTCATACAGTGCACGCGCTGAATGGCTTAGGCCAAATTCCGGCACTCTCAACAACACCCGATCAATTTGAGAAGATTTTTGAGAATCAAGTCGGCGGTCCATATTGCAATTTTAACATGGAGCTAACCGATGAGGTATTAAAGGCAGCTTAGCGCGGTCGCCACGGCGCGGGCCGAGTTCGAGGATGACGCGTCGAACGACATCGAGGTCGACGCAATGCTCGCGCAGGTAGCACACGCCGGCGTACATTCCATAGACCGCCGCGATATTGATGGCAAGGTCGACATGCACCGTAGTAAGGCGGTCAGCTCGCGTATTCATTTGAAAATCATGGCACTGCCTGCCGAGGCCAGTTTGAGCTAGATCAAATAGCAATGCTGATATACTGTATAAACGTACAGTATTTCAGTGAGTCAACTATGACTAGCTCAGCAGTAGCTATCAATCCCGAAGAAGTTCACCCAGCACTTTGGCGCGCCTCGCAGCTCGCGCGCAACCACACGCGGTGCGTCGACAGTGGCCACCCATCGCTCAACCTGCAACTGCCTGGTGGTGGATGGCCGAGCGGCACAATGGTCGACCTGCATGTGCAGCAGCCCGGGATCGGGGAGGTGCGGTTGCTGGCGCCGGCGCTGCGGGCCGCGGCTGATCGCAAGATCGTGATGCTGCAGCCGCCGCACGCGCCGCAAACTCTGGCGCTGGCGGCGATGGGCATCGAGCCGACGCAGCTTCTTTGGCTGCGTGCAGACCGCACGGCGGACATGCTGTGGGCGGCCGAGCAGGTGTTGCGGAGCGGAAGCTGCGGCGCGCTGATGTTCTGGCAGACCCAGATCCGAAACGAGAGCCTGCGCCGCCTAAGCCTCGCCGCCCAGGCCGGCGAAACCTTGTTCTTCATGATGCGACCGCTGGCAGCCGCGCAGGACGCATCGCCGGCACCGCTGCGCCTGGCGCTTCGGCCGCGCGCCGGTGGGCTCGACGTCGAGTTCGTAAAGAGGCGAGGGCCTCTGCGCGCTGAACCGTTGTTCCTTCCGATGGCGGTTGCGGGCGCCGCGATCATCCAACCGCAACATGGCAACCAACCGGCCCTCAATCCCATGGCGCCGGCAGAGCATCGCGCGGCGACTTGGGTGGCGCATTAG